CGCTTTTAATTCAGTAAACAAAAACCTCAAGCAAACAGCCGACAATACCAAAAAAGCTAACGGCGGAATGCGATTGATGAAGGGCGGCGCACAGCAGCTTGGCTATCAAATGCAGGACGTTGCGGTTCAGCTTCAGGGCGGTCAAAACGCTCTACTGGTTCTTGGTCAACAAGGCTCGCAAGTTGCCTCTATATTCGGCCCCGGCGGCGCTTTGCTAGGTGCTGTTATCGCTATCGGTGCAGCAGTTGCTGGCCCTCTCTACTCAGCCTTAACTGGATCTACCAGTGCAATGGCGGACCTCACAGAAGAGGCTGGCAAAGCTACAGCGGCATTCAACACCCTAAACCGAATACAAAAAGAACAGCGAAAGATTGCTGTGGGCGCTCAAGCGGCTGACTTGTACAAGGTGCAGCGCGAAGCTATAGAGCGGGTCAATGTCGCTCAGGCCGAGTTTGTTAGGCTGTCCAAATTTAGCGCCGGCGCTTTAGACCAAATATCCGGTGGTGCTGGTAAAGGTGCGATCAGGTTAGCTGAGTTACAAAAGCAGATTAAAGAATCAGGCACAGAGGCTTTCGACGCTAGAGAAGCTCTTGATGCTTTAAGGGAGAGCATTGACCCATCGGCACAGGCAAAGAAGGCGATAGAGGCGCTTAAACTGCAAGCGCAACAGGTCGGCCTGTCAGCAATTGAAGCTGAAGCGTTGAAGATGGCTAATGATGGTGTCAGTCAGTCTATGATTGACCAGTACAGGATTGCAGCCTTACAAGTTCAGTCGGCGCAAAACGTTTACAACGCGCAACAGTCACTAATTCAACAAAACAAAGAGTTAGAGGCGTCGGAAGTTAGCGCAGCCGCAGCTAGAGCTAGCGCTGCCGAGCAGTCAGTGCAAAAACTGAGAGAATCACTGCTTTCTAAAGAAGAGGCAGAAAAACTGTCTTACGCTAGACGGTTTGTGGTTGTCAGTGACGCTTTAGCAGCTAATCAGATACAAATACAAGAAGCAGAGCAGCTAATTACTGCAATCAAAGCATCTGAGGCTGCAAGACAGAAGAAAGTATCGGACGATAAGTTAAGAGACGAGCAGAAGGCTAGAAAAGACGCAATAGATGGAATTGGCGGTCAGTTAATGGCGCTTGACTCAAACAACAAGAAAGTCTTTGCAATGCAGAAGGCTTTTAGGATAGGTCAAGCGATAATGGACGCGCACGCAGCTTACGGTAACGCTCTAGCAGCCCCATTCCCGCCCCCTATACCTCAAATTCTTGCAGGCGCGGCATTAGGTATGGGTCTTGCCAATGTTGCTCAGATCAAAGCACAGAGCTTTGAGGGCGGTGGTTTTACAGGCAGAGGCGCAAGGGCTGGCGGATTAGATGGCAAGGGTGGTCGCATGGCTATGGTTCACCCGAATGAAACGGTTATAGACCACACCAAAGGCGGGGCTGGTGGCATTACTGTAATCAATAACGTAGATGCTAGAGGTTCGGGCGCTGATGTCGATCAGAAAATAAAATCAGCAATGGCGCAAACTTCACAGCAGACTATAATGACTATTCAAGACCTGATGCGTCGAAGAAGGTTCGCTTAATGGCTACATTCTCATTTCCTAACATTACACCAGCAACTAATACATTTGAGTTGGTTAGTAACACTCGCACCTATCAGTCACCTTTGACTAACGCGGTTCAGACAGCCTCGCGCAAGGGTTCGCTGTGGAAAGCGTCATTGCAGTTTAACAACCTATCTGGCGATGACCGAAAGGTAATGCAGGCGTTTCTGGTTAAGTTAAACGGACAGCAGCACAGGTTCACTCTACAAGACCACTCTCACACGCTCAGAGGGGCTGGTGGCGGCAATTTAGTTGTCAATGGGGCTAGTCAGTCAGGTACAACTTTAGTGTGTGACGGGGCCACTGCGAACGTTAATAACTACCTTCGTGAAGGCGATTATGTTTCTTTTAACAACGAATTGCACATGGTGGTGGCTGACACTAACTCTGATGGGTCAGGCAACGTTTCTATCTCCATAGCGCCGCCGATTAGAAAGTCACCGCCTGACGATACGATAGTTGATTACACTGCGCCGGTTCAGGGCGTATTCATGCTTGCAGGCCCAGCCTCTTGGAATACCACAATAGACATTCATTCTAGCTTTAACATAGAAGCCGTTGAGGACGTTCTAGCGTGAGTCGTGGATTCCCTACAGCGGTTTCAGACGCATTAAGTGCCGGGCACGTTGTACTAGTTACTTTTGCGAAGTTAGAGTTCCCATCTGGAACAACTTACGCGCACAACTCAATAGGTACATATACTTGGGGAGGTCAGGATTGGTTAGGTGTTGGTGATTTAGGCGAAATAAGCACGCTTGAGGAAGGCTCTGAAATCAGCCCGTACAAAATAACACTGACTTTGAGTGGATTAGACGCGACTCTTTCAGGCTCCGCATTAAATGAAGATTATTATATGCACCCCGTTACAATTTATCTGGGCGTGCTAAATGCCGATGATGAGTTAATTGCTGACCCAACTGTAATGTGGGTTGGGGCAATGGATCAAATGAACCTCACGGTGGGGGCAGATGGTGGTGATGCCATTCAACTTACGGCTGAATCAGAACTAGCAAGATTCGATAAAGCCTCAAACCGTAAGTATACCGATAGCCAGCTACAGGCTGATTTTTCGGGCGCTCTGGCTTTTGAGTTCATGCCAGATATTGAAGGCACAAAAATTCGTTGGGGGTCTGCGGATTCTGAAGGAATTATTGGAGGGGGAGGCGGATCTTCTAGCCCAGAGCGCCATAGACCGACTTATGAGCGATGAATATAAAAGCTGCATTAAACCGTTGGAAGCGCCGCCAGTTTAATTATGGCGATGCCGATTGTTTTATGTTTGCTTGTTTCATAATCAAAGAGATGACTGGCAAGGACTACGCGTCTCAGTATGAATATGGATCTGAAAAAGAAGCTTATGAAACGGTTGAGAGGGTTGGCGGCAGCCAAAAATTATCTGACGCCTTGAATAATGTTTTTGAGAATCCCACGTTAGACCTTAAAGATGGCGACCCTTGCGTGGTAGACGTGCCGATGATTGGCGAAATAACAGGCGTAAAAATGGACGATTTTGTGATTTGTATAACAGCTAAAGGTATGTCAAAAATCCCGACCCGTTATTTAGTTGCTGGATGGAGCTTATAAAATGCCACCATTAGTAGTATTTGCAGCAACAGCTTTAGGCGCGGTAGTAGGCGCTCTCGGTGTTATTGGTAGTGCGGTAACCTTTGGTCTTGCCGGTTATGGGGCGTTATCCACGGTTGTCGGTCTAGCTACTGTTCTTGGTGCCACAGCGGCAATCAAAGGGCTTATGCCTGAAATCCCGCAAATGGATAGCGACCAAGCTAGGCAGTCAACAGTCAAGGGAACGGTAGAGCCTCAAAAGCTAGTCTATGGCGAGGCATTGGTGTCTGGCCCCATATTTTTTGTTGGTTTAGCTGGGACTGAAAACCGAGAACTGTATCACTCTATTGCTTTAACCGGGCATGAGGTAGAAGACATTACCGAGGTCTATTTTGATAACGAGGTAATAACAGACAGCCTGATTGATTCCCAAGGCAGAGTTACTTCAGGCACTTTCGGTCCTATTAATGGCGAGTACATTTGCAACATAAATCGGTTGTATGGAACCGATACGCAAGGTTCTGATTCTTTACTGCAAAGTGCATTCCCAAGCAAGTGGACTACTGCTCACAAGTCCCCCGGAATCTCTTGCCTTACAACCCAGTGGGTTTTGACAGACGGATCTCAAGAGCTATGGGATAGGCTAAAGCCTCAAAACATCAAGGCTTTGGTTAAGGGTAAGAAGGACATCTACGATCCGCGCTTAGATACAGCGGCGGGCGCTAACCCGTCCTCAGCAACATACCAACAATACACCACCAATCCCGCTTTGTGCGTTGCTAACTATTTAACGGACACTAAGTTTGGACTTAGCGTGCCAGCGGGCAAAATTGACTGGGATGCGGTAGAGGTCGCGGCAAACGCCTGCGATGTACTGGTTGACATTCCCGGCAGCCAGACACAGAAAAGATTCACAGCTAACGGTGTTTTGTACGGGGGCGACAGTCACAAAGCAAACATAGATAAGCTGCTCAGTTCCATGAATGGGACGCTGATATATAGCAATGGTGTTTACACAATCAACGCAGGGATTTACCAAGCCCCTACTGAAAACTTAACGGAAGATGACCTCGCTTCATCAATTTCAGTGAAGACCTCAGTTGAAAGAGGGGAGCGGTTTAACACTATTCGCCCTATATTTGCTGACCCAGCTCAAAACTACAAAAACGTTGAAGCGCCTGAAGTGCAACTCATAAGCGCAGTCTCTAGGGATAACAATGAAGTCTTGATTCGTGACGTTCAACTGCCCTTTACCAATAACAGCTTTATGGCTCAAAGGCTGGCTCACAAGCAAATTCAACTATCTGACCAACAGAAAGTAATCACGTTCCCCTGTAACTTGTCGGGGCTTCGTATTGACGTTGGAGATAGGGTCACTGTTACGGTTTCAGAACTGAACTATAGCAACAAGGTTTTCCGCTGCGCGGCGTGGTCATTCTCAGATACGCAGGACGGTGTTGTTAACCTAACACTGCTAGAAGATGACGCAGGGTCATACGCAGACCCATCAGTCAGCGAATATAGCACTCGCTCCCCTGCTGGCGTAATCACGCCCGGTTTCCGTGGTGTACCAGATCCACAGAATCTCAGCGCAACTGCTGGCCTCAAGAACATTGAGTTGAACTGGACCAACCCAGTAAACACTAGCAAATTCAAAGAGATAGTGATCTACGCCTCGCCTAATTCTGCTTGGTCGAATTCAGTAGAAATTGGCAGAACGCTCGGAACCCAGTTCTTCCATGATGCGTCAAATGGTGCTGACCCTATAGCTGTCGGTGATGAGAGATATTACTGGATACGGGCTGTTGCATACGGCACTGGTACTGGCTCGTTTGTTCAGTCAGATCGCAACCCAGATAATGATACCTCAACTATCTCAGCCACAGTCGGGCCAAACAATCCTGATTACTCAGATATTGTTGATAACACCGCAGCCCAAGGCGCTCCCACAGGCTTGACTCTGGTAGAAACAACTGTACTGGGCAATGACGGCTCAGTGTTGCCAGCGGTTCGGGTTTCATGGACTGCCCCCACCGTTAACACCTACGTTTCGTTCTACGAGGTTGAATTCAAGCAAACCTCTCAAAACGAAATAGACCTTGGTTTGGTAAGTGATGCTTATACTGCAACGCAAGATTATGGCTCTGTCGGTGATGCCACCACGCTTGAGTTAAATTATGGCAGTGTAAGTGAAGCAGTTGTCGGCGGGGGTGGGGCGTTCTCATCTATCAACGTCTATGGCAATAGCACTGTAATCTCTGGCATGAAGGAGCTAGAAGAATTTACGTTTAGAGTTCGCGCAGTAACGCTGACTGGTAAAACGTCTGGCTTCATAACTGAAACAATTACCTTGCAGGGTGATCAGACTGCGCCAGCAATCCCAGGATCTATAGTTGCTACCGGCGGCATTCAGCAAATCAAATTGGACTATGACCTGCCCTCTGATGGCGACTTGGCTTATGTCGAGATATTCGAGAACACTGTAGACAACCGCCCCGGCTCTAGTTTGATTGTTAAAACCAAGTCAGACCAGCATACAGTCACTGGGCTAGGTAATAATGTCACCAGATACTACTGGCTCCGAAGCGTTGACCGATCAGGCAACATTTCTGGCTATAGCGCGACATTCTCAGCAACCACTCAGAAGGTTGTATTAGATGACCTCGCGCAGTCGGTGCTTGATGAGTTCGCGGCAGGCGATGCTTTTGGTATTGAACCAGTCACGACATTAGTGGGTGTAACTGGCTCGCACGTTGGGCAGATCAAGTTTTTAATCACCACTAGCACGCTATATGTATGGACTGGCACCGGCTGGACAGCAGACCTGTTTACAGCCTCATCTGTTAGTCCGGGGTCTATCACTGCGGCCTCGTTTGCTTCTGGTGTTGAGCCTATAGAAGCCGTCACCACGCTCCCCTCGCCAGTGAACTATGTTGGCGTTTCTATACTCTTTAACACCACTGATAAAAAGCTATATCGCTACGATTCTTCAGTGCCAGAATTCACGACGCTGGTTAAAACTACCGACATAAGTGGGACTCTAGGCGACAACTTATTCAGCGATGATCTGCGCCCTGTTGAGCGCGTTACTGCACTGCCAACAACAAATTTATCAACTGGTCGAGTGGTAATGCTCACGACTGACAGCAAGTTGTATAGATACAGCGGAACAAGCTGGACTTCTTCAATTGCTGCGGCTGATTTATCTGACCAAGTAAACCTAGCAACTCAGGTATTCGGGCAAGTGCAGGCGGCAAGCCTAACAACGGGCCAGATAACCAGTTCATCTATTCAAACAGGCGCGGTGGTTGCTGACAAGATTGCGGCGGGTTCTATAAGCGCGGTCAAGCTGGCTGCTGATTCAGTAACGGCAAATGCTATCGCTGCAAATTCAGTGGCAGCCTCAGAGGTTGTTGCTAATAGTTTGACCAGCACAGAGTTGAACACCTCGCAGATTTTTGCTGATTCTGCGGTTATCGGTGCCATTCAAAGCTCATCAATTACCACTGCCGCAGTCGTGGCAGCTATTGGTAACTTTGAGTTTATTCAGTCTGATAACATTCAGTCGAACGCGATTACAGCCGGTAAATTAGCCGCGTCGAATGTGGTTACTAACTCAGCGCAGATCAGTGATGGCATAATCACAAACGCCAAGATCGGCAGCGTGATTCAATCTAGCAACTATTCTGCTGGGTCTGCTGGCTGGATAATCAACAAGAACGGCAGCGCAGAATTTAACGGCGTGGTTGTCAGCCGAGACTTGATTGTAGCTAGTGGGACGCAAACGCTATCTGACAGAAGCGGCCTGTTTAACAATGACATCACCACCCTTGAAACTATCTACATTGAGGGGGTGTATCCTGCTGGATTCACAGCATGGGGCGGCGCTAACTCCACTCTTTTATGTAACGTAGAAATCACTGGCAGTTGGTCTACCTTTGTTGGTTCTGAAGGCACCGCAATGATCGGGCCGGTTGCTACAGTTATGCCGTTGACTAAGTTCTCAGGCACTCAAGGCTTTACATTGAAGATCGAAATAGTGGGTAGAAAGGTATCAGGCTGGGGCAGCCCTAGTGACTTCGGCATAGCATGGAAACTTTACAAGGTAACCTAATGACACTGATTGATGGCTACGAGAACGACAGCGGTGTATTTTTGAGATATACCGAAACGCAAGATGACCAAGTGGTCATGGACATAAAACACTACGCGCCAGACGCTGAAAACTTCGCGTGGGCATTAGAACAGCTTAGAAACATAGAGGCATAAGATGGCTACTCAACTACAAATTAGGCGCGGCACTACCTCGCAAATGAATGCCTTTACAGGCGCAGAGGGTGAGCTAGCTGTTAACACAACCACTGACACAGTACACGTTCACGATGGCTCTACTGCTGGCGGTTTTGCATTAGCTAAGGCTGATGGGTCGAACATAGGAACCTATGCAGGGTCGTTTACTACGCTGGCGGCGAGTGGTGCCGTCACATTGTCTAGCACTCTGGCGGTTACTGGCGCACTGACAGTGGATACGAATACGCTTGTCGTTGATGCAACTAATAACCGTGTGGGTATAAATACATCGCCGTCTTATCAGCTTGACCTGAAACAAGCAGATACTTACGCCGCGTCGTTTGAAAATCCATCAGACGATTCCAAGTTATTGTTGGGTGAAGTGTCAGGCGACTGGCGACTGGCAGCAACATACGGCTCTACTGGCTCTTTCAAACCAATAACTTTTTGGACTAGCGATCAAAAACGCTTGACCATAGATGCCAGCGGTGATGCCGAGTTTAGTGGCAAAGTCCGTGTAGGCACTTCTACTAATGGCACCGCAGCGTTAATGACTTTTGATTCTGCTTCAAACTCTAGCGCACTTCAGATGGGTAATAATTCAGGCGGTGCTTATCCCGGAGGTGTGCTGCTCTACAGTACAAGCAGTAATGAATTTCAAATTTATCAGTACAGTGGCGTGGTTGGCAGTGAGACCTACGGAGGGCCAACACTTGCATTAAGCAGCGCAGGCAACATGGGTCTTGGTACTGCTTCGCCTTCAAGAGTCCTTGAAGTAGCATCAGGAACTGCTGCAATCGTTAGAATTACAGCAACTGACACAACGCCCGGATACGCGGTTAACGAATACCTTAATGGTGCCGGTGGTTATGCGTATGTTGGGTCTGAAGGCTCCTACGGCGGTCAACTTTTTATTGGAAGCACTGCCTATGCAACCCTTGTGGGAAACACTTCTGCTGTCCCGCTACAGTTCGCCACTAACAATAATGTCAGGGCAACCATAGACGCATCAGGCAACCTTTTGGTGGGGAGTACATCTCCTCTTTTAAACTCAAAAGCAAACTTTGTAAGATCTAATACTACAAGCTCTGCAATTGTAGTAAACGCTCACAACTCAGCGGCTAGTAACACCGGTAAATCTGCTAACTCAATATTCCGTGGTGCATCTCAAGGTAATGGTGCAGATGGAAATCTTGTACTTACAGATAGTGTCGCAAACAACTATTATTTTGGTGGCAATAATGCCGGCGCTTATGTGATGGCAAACAGCAACGGTGTACGCCTTTCTAATGGGGGAACCTCATGGGCTGGAGACTCAGACGAAAGGTTAAAAGATATTATTGAACCTATTGAAAACGGGCTTGAGAAAGTATCAACCCTTCGCTCTGTTATTGGTAAGTACAAAACAGATGAAGAAGATAAGCGCAGAGTATTTTTAATTGCTCAAGACGTTCAGGCGGTATTGCCAGAGGCTGTTTTTGAGAATGAAGGTAATTTGATGCTGCAATACACAGATCTTATTCCTTTACTGGTTGCCGCTATCAAAGAACAACAAGCCATCATTGAAACCTTAGAAGCAAGACTAACAGCACTGGAGAAAAACCAATGACCGCAACTTTCAACTGGACAATTTCTACACTTGAGCGCGATGTTTTACCCGAAGACATGAACGGCGCTGTTGTAACCTCGCACTGGCGAGTAACCGCAGAGCAAATTGATGGTGATGAAACATACACCGCCACATCATACGGCACTCAAGGCTACACCCCAGACCCCTCTGCCGAGGGCTACATTGCTTATGATGACCTAACTGAAGCTGACGTTTTGGGCTGGCTTTGGGCGCAGTCAGAAGACTGGAAGGCTGACATGGAAGCCTCACTGCAAGCGCAGATCGACGCGAAGATAACGCCGTCACAAGCCGCAGGGGTTCCTTGGTCATGACACCTACCGAAAAGGCTTTAGCTAAAATCGAGCAGCACGAGGAAACTTGTGGTATCCGGTACGAATCTATAGATAGTAGATTAAACGCCGGGGAGAAGCGTTTTGACCGCTTAGAATCAATGATTTGGGGGGTGTATGCGGTTGTCATGATAGCTGTCGCCCTCCCTCAATTCTTGAACGGCTAATGATCCTTGAGGCCGTGGCTGCGGTGACTACGGCTTGCAAAGCATTGGAGATGGCTGCGGGTGCGGCACAGAACATAGAGTCTCTTGGTTCGTATGTTGCCAAGCTGGGCAGTAGCGAATTCGACCTCCAGCGTGCCAAGAATTCCAAGACGTTAACCGAAGCAGAGGCGATGAAGATTGTCATGGCTGAGGAGCAACTGAGGCAATCGAGGGCCGCGATCAGGCAAGTCTTTGAGGCAACTCACCGCATGGATCTCTGGAATGAGATGCAGGCTAAGACTGCTGAAGCTAGAAAGAACAGACAAGCATTCTTGAAGGCAGAAGAGGCTAGGAAGAAGAAGTTCAGGAAAGAACTCACGCAGTACGCGCTAATCTTCTTGGTGGTTATAGCTTTGGTTCCAGCCGCGATTGGTGCTTTGCTCGCTTGGTTGACGAATAGGTGATTATGGCTTTCATGTTGGTTATTGTTTTGGAAGGCAAGACAATGCCAGAGGAATTTTTATTCAGGGACGCAAATCGTTGCAGGCAGTTTGAGGCAATAATTGAAAAACGCCAGAAAGGGCTGACTGCTTATTGTTTACCCAAGTGGGTGAGCAGCAAATCCAAATTTAACGATTGAGGCTACCATGTATCAATACCACTACCAAAGACCCACCCCCCACCTTCTGTTTGATATTGCACAAGGTAAGATGTATGACAGCGCTGCTGTTAACATTTTCGGCTTTAATAGAGAAATTGGCACTGCATTTGAAACTATTTGGAATGATGGCGGCACCTACGTCTACCCATCTTCTGCTTTGGCAATGACAATCGTGAGCAGTAGCGCCAGCGATACCATGCAGGTATTGGTTGTCGGTCTTGACGCAAGCTATAACGAAGTCAGGCAAACCGTCACGCTAAACGGCACTGGCTCGGTGGCTATTCCAACTGCCTTGTTCCGAATTAACTCAGCAATCATATTGTCTGGGTCAAATGTAGGAAATATCACTATAGCAAGTGGGGGTGTTACTTACGGTTACATTGAGGCAACACTGGGAACAACTCAGGCGTGCATCTACACCGTTCCCGCAGGATATGACTTGTACCTTTTTAGAATCACTGCTAACTCAGCAACCACCAACGGTCAAAAGTACCTATTCATTAGGAATGTGACCAGAGCAAGCAATGGCAGAACGCTGCGAGTATCTGAGGCAACCTTTGCAATGTCGCAAGTAAATTATGACCGGCAGGTGCCGTTCAAGATTGAGGAAAAAACAGACTTTCAATTTGAGGCTAAATCTAGCTCATCAACAAATGAGGTTGCCATATTCGTTGAAGCGGTATTGGTCAAACGCAGCGATTAAAGTAAACTTGTGATTCACAACCCATAAGGAAATCAAATGATTACAATAGATGACGTAGAGTACTCAGAAGAAGAAATGACGTATGAAGCCAAGATCAGGGCGCAGCGCATTTCTCAATTGAGAGAAGAGCACATTAACTTAGTGTTGAGACAGCAAGAGGTGGAGCAGTCAATAACCTTTCATGCTGGTTGCATCAAGAAGGAAATGGAGCCAGAAGAAGTGGAGCCAGAAGAACACTAGGCTTATCGGCTGGGGTTATGCCTCAGCCAAATCCGCTTGCTTCACAAAGACCCCATCAATCATTCTGCCCCTGCGGTCTTTAATATCTAGCCACGCTCTTGTCAGGCAGTATTCAATAGACAAGTTATTCCTAGCGGCTATGTTTATCAGTACCACAATGATGTCGCCTATGTCGTCTGACATATCTCGACCCTTGCAGATGTTATCTGATAACTCACCCACCTCCTGAATTAACTTTGCCAGTTGGTCTTTGTCTGTTGATCCTTCTATGAGGTTCCTAGCGTGGTGCCAGTTCTCAATGGCCTCTATTAGCCGCACTAGGTTCTCGCGTTGTTTCATAAGATTTACATTTGTATATAAATGTACATTCTAATATACATTATGTGAGTGTCGCAGGGTGAGGCCAAGACGTTCGCCCCAGCAGTTTGTGGATCTCATGACGCTCAACGCCTAGGTTATTGGCGATCTCAGTTACTCCCGCGCCTTTCCTTTGCATCTGGTAGATTTCGTGCTTTCGGGAAATGGGGAAGTTGGGGTGCTGAACTGCCAGCAGCCTTTCGTGTATGTAAGACTGACGCAAACTTGTCTGCGCTTTAATTGCTGCTAGAAAATTATCCATTTGATTGGTTCCCTCTATCAACGCAGTCATAGCACCAGATCATTTGTTTCTCACTGACTGGGAAGCTGCTGGTTTCTCTTGGCCCCGCAGAGCCTCTCTTGTGACAGCGTGGGCATTGAATGATTACCTTGCCCGCTACAGTACAATACTCAAGTTGTATAGGATTTTTGCCCGTCCGTAAAATCCACTCTTCTACTGTTTCCTTCACGCTTGCGCCCTCACTACCCTTAGACCTATTTCTGAATATGCGCCTTGCATGTGATGATCTGGTAAACCTGAGTTGATAACGTCATCAACTATGCGCTCATGCCAATCCTGTACGCCGTCTGGACGCTTTACCGGCACACCGTTGTATTCTATGCCCAGTAGATGCTCAAACAGCCTACAGGCGATCTCTTCATTTTGGGCCGTGTCACGGACTAGTCCGCCTACCTCAGTCTTGGTGTTATTAAGTGCGTTGAGTTTAGTTCTGATTTGCCTTGGTGAGGGGAAACTGTCGAGTTCCTCGGTCAATTGGCCTAGCGCCTCTCTCATTGTCTGCGCGTGTTCTTTGCCAAATGCCTCATAGTGAACCTTGCCAAGCTCAGGCCAGTCTCGTTTTTTGAAGGGGTGGAGGGCGAACCATGCCCCATAGAGTTGTGTGAATTCTTCTTTTTCCATTATGTTTCTTTCCCTATTAGTGTTCTTGCTTCTGCTTTGGCACCACCTTCGCTCTGCTGTCGAGCCTCGATGAATCTGCCGGTTATTGTTCTCACGCCCCAAACGTTAGGCTTATGGGCAAACCTGAGGTAGCCAAAACTGTACTTGCCTAGCCAGCCTCTAGCAATGAAGTTGTCCAAAATACTCACCTCTTTATCGCCGTCTGGCTTTTGTGGATCGACATTATCCGAAAGCAACTCTTTTGCTCGCTCGCGTAGTTGCCTAGCCATTTCTAGGCTGAAAGTTGGATACCTGCCGAAGTGCATATTGTTGCGGCGTTTTGATATAGGTCGCTGGTAGTTGAACAACCAGAACTTCTTGCCGTTAGGTTTGACTGAAAGGTACAGCCCACCCCCATCGCCTAGCTTGTATTCACTAGAGCGCGGGGTAGCTTGTTCTACTTCAGTTGGGGTGAGAGGGTTTGTGGTGTTAGCCATAGAAAGACCGCTTACGCGGCCTCTAAGTTTGCAATTTCTAGTTTGATTTGTTGCACTTCTTCAGCAGACAGTCTGAATCCTTCGTCTAAGTAATCGCACAAGGTATCTAAGAGAGAAGTTTCTATATGACGGTGCAACTTGTTTTGGTGGTCGTTCTTTTCTACAAGTTCGTCCATAAACCAGCCTAATTCTTTTTCAGTCATCATATTGCTAACCCCCAGACCGCTTACGCGGCCCCTATTGTGTATCTTGTTGCATAATCTGCTTCTATGATTTCATTTAACTTAGTGCGCTGGTCGTTGTTAAAATGTTCCCAAAGAGCAGAAACTGATGTGCGGTCTAACTTATCCTCCCAATCCTCAAAACCATCAGCGTTTATCTTTTCAGGGCCAGCTTTCCCTAAAGCAGACCACAGCGCCTCATAAAGACCTTCTACCTTAACAACACCTTCCATGCATTCTGCAACTTGGTCAACAGTGCTATATTCGCAAACGGGGAAACCATCTTCTTTGTAAGGTTGTACTTGATTAGTCATTTTTTTGTTCCTTCTTGTTAATGTGGAACCATTATTAAACATTCCTTTTATCATGTAAAGGTTTTATTTAAGTTATTTTGGGTTTGAGACGGTTGAGACGGTTGAGGGGGTGCGGCAGTTGATTGCGTTGATGCTGAAATTCCCAGCCGGACATACTTCACCCAATCTATTTCTCACAGGAGGAACTCCTAAAGCTGACCCTGCCGCTGGCCTGCTTAATCTACCGGCCCTCCAAGTTTACATTAGAACGGTATATCTTCTAGTCCGTCATCTGCCGCGCCATAAGCTGGCAAGGGTTGAGCAGAAGGGGGTGTGAATGTCGGCATCTGCGGCATACCGCCAGCAGGTTTCCAATCATTGACCTGCGCGTACCAAGTGCCAGATCTACCCTCTTTAACGTCTAGATTTATCCACTCACCCTCTTGACTCGACACCCAGCGCATAAACTCCTCACGCTTTAGGCTAACGCTACCTTTTACAAAATCTGGCGCACCGGCTCTTGGTGCTTTTACAAAAAAACCATCAACGAATTTATTATCCATTTTTAGAACATCCTCATTGCTATTGCGGTTGAAACCGCTGTGACTATTGCTGTGACTAAAACCATACCCGCAACCTGTATCGGAAAGGGTACAATAAAGGCCTCTACAGGCTTTAATTCTACCGTTTCAGGCGTTTTCACGTCTGGGGTGGGTGATACTGAAGGTTTAAGTGTAACCGGCTTAATTGCGACCTTGCCTTTTTGGTTGAGCATCTCAACTTGTATGTCGCGTTGGTTTCTTAATGCCTGCGACCTGATGTCATACTTGCGCCGATCTTCTTGTGAGTATTCAATCCAGTGTCGCTGCTTCATGTTTTGCAGACAGGTAATTATTTGCTTTGACGTTACTGGGTGTCCCATCTTTCGCATCTCTTCAGCAATCGTGCTGCGGCTCATTGGGCCTTTTGTCTCCAACAGGTCGAACACCTTTCGTGAAAAGCCTCTATTTTTTGGTCTCATAGCCATGTTATTTCCCTAGTTTCTTAATGAATGAACGAACATTGCTTGGCAACTCTGCCCACACCGCAATCTTCATATCTGAATCTGTTGATAGCTCATCAACTAGCTCTTGCACGCCAGCCGCGTCATCATCAGTAACCTTAGCCACTAAGTGGGTAACGTATGAGTCACGCCAGTTTTCATCAACCACGATCCCTTCTTGCTCAATCACAGTGCGAACAACTGGTTGAGGCTTTCGACCAGTGCTATTTGCAGGGGGTGGGTTAGCTGCTGCGCCGTTTCCGTCATCATCAACGTCTGCTGCTATTCCGCAAGCCATCGCCAAAGAGTACCGTTTTGCGTACGTTAGGGCCGAGCCTAGGCCTTGTGCGTTTGCCTTATCAACCGGAACCATTACCACGCCTGTGGATAACTTTTCATCTGCTTTGCAGAAAATAGTCTCAATACCTACCCCGTTATCTAGCGGGTGAGATACTTGCATAAAAAATATGCCGTTGGCGTTTAGTGCTGGCTTGATCGCGTCGAGCACTGACTTGAGGCTGGCAAACTTGCTTTTAAAATGCGGGTTGGTTTGGTCAAAAGCTGCGTGTGTCATTTCTGACTGTGCTTTAACTAATGACTCTATTAGGTTGGTTTCTTTCATGATTTTTCCTTTTGGTTAAATTAGTCCCGTCTGTTCGGTCACGCGGACGGGTACACGCTAATGGGAGAGGAGATTCCCTGACCTACTTTTCCCTCTGCACTGCGTCCATTAATTTTTGCAATGCTTCAAACCGCTCAACCGTGTTGACTGGCGGTAGATCGTTTTCTAGGTAACGCTTGGCTAGCTTCTGCGGTGTCTCCCACACTGTGAGGCTGTCTAGTAACTGCAAGCAATCATCAAAACCTAGTTCTTCTTTAAACATTTCTGATTTGACCTTACCCATTTACGCCACTTCCACAATGCAGCCAATCTCTTGACTTTGGTGGTAGATAAAATACTGGCGAGAAGGGTTGCTCTCTAAAACATTACCTTCAACTAAAATGCCAAAGATATTTTCTTTGCCGTCATGCTGTTGCTGTTTAATTTCCCAGTGAAAGTTTTCACCCCACCACTCAATTAGCTCTAGCATTTCTGTGCGACTGTCAGCAATGACTCCATTCTGAAATGAGTGGAGATCTTCGCCATCGTCTATGCCGTAAAACTTGACCTTAAATGTGCGGTCATTGTCAGCAACGCCGCCTAGATCACAGATTCTGCAAGCGATGATGTGGTGGCCTTCATCTTCTACCTGAAGCATTGGCTCGCTGCATCGGCTGCAAGCGCCTAAGTCTCTGGCGTACCATTCGGGGTGGTTTAATTCTCTTTCGGGTAAGTTCATTTCCATTCCTCTTTATTAAGTGAGGGGATTATTGAAACATTATTTGCCATCAAAATAAACCTTTTTTTCACGTTTGTTTTGGGTTAGTATTCGCAATCAATAGGGAAATCAAACTTTCTGGATTTCCTTGCACTAAGGAAAGAATCATGGAACCTAGTCTTTACAATAAAATTGTTGAATCAGCCACTGGTGGTAACCAGTCGGAATTGGCGCGACAAGTTGGCATATCACCGCAGCTATTAACGCTTTGGCGAAAAAGCCGAATCCCCGCCCACTATGTTGTTAAGGTTTGCAGACTAACAAATGGCGAAGTTGAGCCTTTTGATGTGCGGCCTGATGTATTCTTGGCGGACTGGAACGTATAGTGGATATCCATAGATTGGATCGACAGTGAACTATGTTAGAAATGGGACAAAGTGAGTTTGTTTTGTCCCACTTTTTTTTGCTCTGTTTAGTAAAACAGCAGAGGCATGTACGGAAAAGCGTACAGGTGCGGTTGGTTGAACCGTTGAGCAGAACGACCAAAAGACAATTTGCTTGAATCTGGGCGCATTAGTAGGAGCGCCAAAAGGAACACTCGTTAACGGTGGCAAAAATCCTCTCCCTCTTTTTTTAATAAATTGGGTGAGGTAGGGCGAAGTTTGGGCCAGCTTGGAAATGGTCGAGTGGAAATACAGACTTGCAATAAAGACTGAAAGTAGTGGTAGGGCCACCTAACCCTACTAAATGTCACGGCATGGGAAAAATAAATGAATGATCGGATGGACCGAATCTTAGAAAGATTGAGTGAAAGAATTAATGAATGGGAGGGGGCGAGCGTTGAGGCAATCGAGAATGAGACAAAACTTAAAAGTTGGGAGGCTGTTACAAAGAAGGCGCACATGGACTCTGGCGAAAGCGCAGCAAGAGCAGAAGTTGAAACAAGAGCAGGGGGTCAGTGGGCTGAGTATTACAGGGCCGTCCAACTCTCAAGTCTTAACGTAGAGAAGCTAAAGAAGCAGATTATGCTGGGGCAACTTGCCTTTGATGCTGAGAGAACAAAGCAAGCTAACCTGCGGAGGGTGGTGTAATGGCTGAGACATTAAGAGCCAAAGCGCTAAAGACTTTGCAAAAGCTGTCACGAATCAGCGCAGCCGATGACAATGGCTATTGCAAGTGCGTGTGTTGCGGGAAGCTAGATCACTACAAGAACATGGACGGCGGACATTTTATCCCGAAAGGC